ATTTAAACTAAGAGCTGAGTACTCAGATCTTAATGACTTAGCCGCTAAACAAGGGAGACTTTCAAAAATTTACGCTCCTTTTGAGTCTGCTCAAAGTGTTTCTGAGAAAATGACACACGAAGACGCACAGGTTAACACCAATATTAAAAAACTAGAGCACGAGAAGAAGTTAGCTGAAGCATCTCTACTAAACCCTGCGAAGGAACTGTCCCAGGCAAAAAGAGAGGAGATCAGACTAGGTATCCTTAAGTCTGGGGCTAAGATACAAGCAGAGCAAGCCAAGTTACATGGCCTTAGCAACATACTTTTAAATAAGAATTACAGGGCGTACCAAAACACTTTAGACATAAAGACAAAAGAATTAGAGCTAGACAGATCATTATTAGCAGCACAAGAAGCTGCAGGGACTGTTTCAAAAGAGAACGCCGTAATTAGTAGAGCTAATCACGGGTCTACTAAGTCCTTCCAGGACTATACTAATAAAGCAGCAAAAGATTTAGTTGACTTTGAGAACAGGAAGAAGAAACTTTATGCAGAAACTGGAGGCAAAAAACCTAGTGCTCAGCAGACTCAGGATCGCCAAATATTCCTGCAGTTTGAAGAAGCACGTCTAACCAAAAAACTAGACCTATACCTTGCACAGTACAAGGTAGAGGGGCAAATTTTACGTCTAGCTAAAGAGAGGGAGACCGTAGAAGTTAAAAGTAATAAGATGGCGAAAGAAACTGGCCACTACAGTGCTACTGCGGACCTACACAAAGAGATCTACGACTTCGGAGTCCTGCATACTGATAGCCAGAAGACCAGGTACGATCTGCAAGATAGAACAAATAAGCTAGAAGTAGCAGCGTGGGAGACATCGTTAAAGTACTCACTAGCACAAGAAACTGGTAACAAAGAGCTACAGGACTCTCTATCCAAAGAAGCAGCTATAGTGTCTTTAAAGCAGAAGAAGCTACGAGTAGAGAAAGAGTACCTAAGCCTTTATATTGATTTAAACGCACAGAGAGAGGCAGAGAGTGCCTTGGCAGATAAAGCATTAGACGTTGCCTCAAAAGAGTATGAGTTCTTTAACAGTATTAATACTCTTACAATTAAGAAATTAGCAGAGACAGCTTCTTACCAGAAGAAGTACCTGTCTATAGAACAGAAGATAAAGAATGTTAAGGATACTATAGTTAAGGCAGGGGACGACCTTAACACTAAGACCCTTTCGGGGATAGAGTTAAGCACCCTACAATTAGAGCAGCAGGAGTTGTTCTTAGTAAATCGTAAACGTATTTTAGATACTTTCGAAGACGAACACAAGCTAACTAAAGAAGTATACAAAACTGACTCTGTATTTACTAGCAAAGAGAGCGCCTCTGCTGCAGGAAGTGCTTTCAGTGATGAAATGCACTATAGATTTGTGGAGTTCCAGGAGGACTTCAGAGACAGCATTACTTTCGCAGCAGACTTGTGGGAAGAAGCCTTCTTGGACCCTATAGACAGGATGGCAGAAAATCTAAAAGGGGACAACAGCTTATACGGGGAAGACGGGTACAACGAGTTTTGGAACGACACTTGGAGAGGACTGGGAGACCAGCTCATTGATCAAGGTGCTTCAGAGATTAAGCAGGCTATGTTATCCGACTTCGAGAAGGATAAACTAGCTAAGGCGGAAGCTATAGCTGCAGAGCAGTTATATAGAGCAAAAGAAAGTGCCAAGAGTTTGGTAACTACAGCTTCTTTATTGGCTTCTATAGACCACAGGTTATCTCCACAGGTTTCCGGTAGTATAACTAATACCATTACGGCTATTGCAGACTTGGCAAACCCTTTTAAAACACTGGGGATGGAGGTACTAGCACTTTCCAATAAGTTTAAAGAACTTACAACAGGCGCGGGGGTAACCTCTACCTTAGGTGATAAGGCAAATAAAGTGCCTAATACCTTTGCTGCAGGTGGACACATCGCTGGACCAGGCGGTCCTAAAGAAGATAAGATTCCGGCTTGGTTGTCTAATGGTGAGTATGTAATTAATGCAGCCGCGACCAAGAAGCATCAAGGGCTAATCGAAGCAATTAACGAAGATAGAGTACCTAGATTTTCAGAAGGCGGCCCTACTGGTAAGTATAATATGCGCTCCGCTAAGGCTATCTTCGACGGTAGATTTAGTAAAGGTGTAACTATGCAACATTACCCTGCAGATAAGTGGAGAGCAGGGGAAGTCTCCGGCACTAAGAATGGGGTTAAAGGTTCTTTAACCTACACATTAGATAAGACAGGTACTAAAGTAACTTCTATAAGTATGAACGCCCCTAAAGGGGGTCCAAACTCTCTACAGTTACTAAACAAGCTACTGAATACCAACCCAAACATTAGTCAAATCGACCCATTAGAAACAAGTACTGGAAGTAAGTTTGCAGATAAGAAAGGATACGGTATTAATAAGCGTGTGAACGGGGGGACTCAGGCTCTTAATAGTTGGAAGTCTATGGCTGCGTTGCACGGTGTTAATGTACTTGAGACTATAGGGGAACAAGAAGCTAGAGGTGCCTTCGGGAAGCCTAAAGCTACACAGTCTTCGTTGTTTAAGAGTAACCAAGGTTTTGACCAGAAGTGGTTGAAAGGCGCAGGCCATCAACCAGGGTTACCGGGTGTAGACTCTAAGAATGTATACTCTGATAAGTGGAAGAAACAGTTTGTAAAAGATTTAGCTAATGTTAATAGAGGTACAGGTCAACTAGACTTGTTCCCTCAAGGACAGCTACCTTTCAAAGGGGCAGGTATCCCTAGAAGCAGCGGACCTTCTATGCGAGCTAATGCAGCTAGATTCGGTAAGTCATTCCTAAAGTGGGGCCTAGGTCCTGCAGGTATCGGACTCTCTATAGCAGAGTTAATTGACTGGTACATGGAGTCTAACGAAGAACAGCAAAGTGTTATGGATTCTGTACCTACTAAAGGTATTAACCCTATAACTATGAAGAAGTTCTCTAACGGTGGTAAAGCTGCTAATGAGAATTACAAAAATACGTGGGGAATTGATAAAGACGCTAACAAGGCTAACCAGGATTACTGGACTAACTTTGGTCTTGGAGCTTCTGCGGCTAAATTCGCAGAATTTTTAATGAACTCTAAAGGAATGGGTAAAGGGTGGTTACCAAACGGAATGTTTGAAAGCGCCTTCGGTTCTAAAGGAAGTACTGGTGCATGGTGGAAGGCTGGAAAAATGCCTTTCGGATTACAAGGGTCATTCATGGGCGCTAAGCCTACCATGGGAGGCACTGTAGGACTTGTAGGACTTGCAGGTTGGGGTGGTTTCGAGTTAGGTAGACTACTTAGCCCAGACGCTGATAAGTACTGGACGGAAGAAGCAGAAAATGGGTATTCTAAGACTAAAGGAATGTTCGGGTTCGCAAATGGCGGACTTGCTTCTAGAGGACGCAACGGCGACACTGAGTTAGCTCATGTTAATAAAAGTGAAAAAGCTTTATTAAGAGCTTTAGGCGGTTCAGCTACTCGCAACCCTTCCACGGGGTTAGTTGAATATGCGGGAGGAGACCCAGAAGCTTATATATCTCCGGATAAAGCTGCTATATTTAAAGACTTGTATACGGCAGCAGAGGCTCAGGTAAGATACCTAAGCGAAGACGCAGCTACCACTAAACTCTTAATAGGTATAGGAGAGGATGGTAAGATATCAGAGGCTGAGAAACTTACTATAAGTGCTGATAGCTATAGAACCTTAAACAGTATACTTACTAGTATAGAAGCTCAAGCTACTAGCAGAGCGGAGCTTCTAGGAGACGCCTCAAGAAATGGCTTTAGTAAAGAGGATGCGGAAAAGTATGCGGCAGATAATTCTGCTGCAGGTACTGACTTTTTAAATAGACAAGCAAAAGACAACGAAGCAGCAGGAGATAAAAGAGCTAGAGACTGGAAGATGAATAACTCAGACTTTGGCAAACTTACTCATCAATTTGGTATTGAGATGACCCAGATAAATAGTATTGCAGCTGGTAGCATGAAAATGGCATTGGGCGAAGCTCTTAGAACTGGTAAGTTTGAGTGGAAGACAATGCTATCCAGCATCGCTTTTAGCATTGGTAATGTATTGATGAGTAAAGCGGTAGATACCGGAGTAGACCTGTTAGTAGGGGCAATGTTCGCAAATGGCGGAGTTGCTGCTGGAGGCTTCAAAGCTTTCGCTAATGGAGGTTTAGTAAATAAACCTACTTTAGGTTTAGTAGGGGAAGGTAAGCACAATGAAGCAATTGTACCTTTACCAGACGGTAAGTCTATTCCAGTTATACAGAATACCCCTCCAGGGGGTTCAGGTGGGGAAGTGTACAATAATGTAGCTGTCACCATCAATATGGAACAAGGTACTGCGAAGGCTGAGTCTTCTTCCAGTAAGGATAACGGGGGCGACATAGAAGCTTTAGGCGATATGATTGCAGGACAAGTACAACAGGTTCTTATGGAAGAAAAGAGACCTGGTGGAATACTTTCGGAAATTTAAGATATGGCATATAATTATGATGTAACAGTAGGGTTTAACCCAGATAAGGCACTAAAGCAGGACATGAAGCCCCGTATTTTGGCCGCCCAATTTGGGGATGGGTATATGCAAAGGTCTCGTGACGGTATTAATACTATAACAGAAACCTGGGACTTAACGTGGAAAAACCGCAAACAAGCAGATGGAGAGAAATTAACTAATTTCTTTGACAGTACTGGAGGTATCCAAGCCATTACATGGACACCCCCTTATGGTACAGAAGCTATTAAAGTAATTGTAAATAACTGGAGCGTGTCGTACCCTCAGCTAGGTGTACTAACTGTGCAAGCCAAGTTCACTAGAGTACATGATCTATGAGTAAATCCTTAGTACAAATCGCGGAGAGGTCCACTATATCTCAAATATCGTCGTCCCTTAATACGGATGCTTTAATTGAGCTATTTACTGTGGATGTAGGCTCTGTACCTTCTATAGGGAATACAGATATACTGCGATTTCACGCTGGTACAAATAATATCGACAGAGAAATCATATGGCAAGGAGACGTATACTACCCTTATCCGATAGAGGTTAAGGGTTTTGAGGCCACAGGGTCTAAACAAATACCTAGACCAAGTATGAGTTTAGCCAATATCACCACTACGGCGTCTGGAGATGCTAGAGGGGTGATATCGGGGCTAACTAGAGATTATAATGATTTAGTGGGTGTACAGGTCAACAGAAAAAGAACCTATGGCAGGTTCTTAGATAACTTCTGTAAACTAGCGGATAATACTGTAGTGGCAGGGACTTGTACTGATACAGCCTACCAAGATAGCAAGTCTGACTGCCTTAGCTTTGGGAATAGCTGGGGGGAGTACGACTGTGCTACGTGTGCGGCTGCTGGGGGTACTTGGTATGTAAACCATAATACTGAGTGGAAAGAGATAG